TGTTGTTACTGCCACATACAGTATATCTCCAGATGTTGTTTTTGTAAAATTCAAATCTTTTGTTACAACACCTGATGTTATCTTAATAGCATCAGCAGTTTGTGTAAACGCTGTACTTAAAGTTGCATCTGTAAAGTTAACAACTTTTATGTTGTCTGTGGTAATAAGAAAAACAGAACTAAGATCTATGATACCACTTACTTTTGTGCTGACTTCAGTTTGTTGACTGAAGGCTGAACTCATAGATGCAACACCAACAAGCTCTCCTACACCCACAGAACTTGCAGATGAGATACCACTCATCTCCGCTGTTGCTAATAATAATACGCCACCTACATCAGCAAGAGCAGTTTCTGCTATGGCAGCGTGACCCAACATTAATCAGCTTCCTCTATCTTGTTGCCTTCAATTTTTGCCCATTCTTGGATTGCTTGGTAGTGTCTATTTTCATCACTTACTGGCACACAAATTTCTTTGCTATCTATTATAGCAATAATTGAAGCATTTTTTGTTTCCTGTCCATCCATATTTATAAAATTACTATATTTAGCTGATTTAATATTCATTTATAACTCCGAATCAAATTCAAAATGACAATCTGCTCCACTACCAAACAAAACAGAAGAATTACCAGTACCAATACCAGAAGCAGTAGCACTAAATGTAACTTGTTGATGTAAAGTTTGATTTGTACCAACAGAAAGAATATCGCCTAGTGTTTGACTTGTACCTGAACCATATAAAGTATAACTACCATTTTTTGATATCGATGGCGCTGCTCTTAGTGGTACTGGGCATGGGTAACATAAAAGTGCTTGGTTAGTACTATTCCTAGTTGCAAACATTGTCATCATACCACCTAAATTACCACTATCATGTCCAACTTTATTATAATAACGCTTGCATAATTGTAGTTCTTCCCCAAATGACCTATGCTCAAATGGTGTGGCTTGTGAGCCTACTTCTAATTGGACTCCAGTTATGAAGAAAGTATTATCTGTGCTTGAAAAAAAAGAAGATATACCAACTGCTCTACTTGTTTGTGATAACGCTCCCCATGTAGTTTGCAATGAACCTGATGTAAAATCAGACCCTGCGTGTAACCATATATTTAAAGAAAAACTTAAAGCATTATCGTCATCAAGTGTGCCAGTAGTGTCAGCAGGAAACAATAATTCTACTCTTGTCCAATCTGTTGTGACGCTAAAACTTTTATTAACGTGTCTGTTGCTATTGTCCTCATCCATCAGTTCTGCAACATATGTGGCACTAGCATTACCCTTAACATAAAAAGACAAAGAAAATTGTTTTGCATCTGATGTTCCTTTTGCAAAAGATTGTACATCTTGCCCTTCAAATTTATGTGTAAAAAGCAAAAACTCACTTGATGCAATAGATGTATCAGCAGTAGTGCAATCTAGTTTGATGCTGTTTGCAAAACCACTAGGAGCAGAGCTATCTTGTGTCATTGTTAATCTACCAGCAGTGCCACTAGGACTCATATGCCATCTATCACAAGTAAAATATCCTGATGAGCCACCAATATCTGTACTTGACGTTGCTCTCTGTGCTACTTGCATTGCACCATTGATGATGATATTCCTTCGCCCACCAATCTGTGAATTGGTTAGGACTTCACCCATCTTTGCTAATTCTGCTGCTTTGGTCATGCTAAGTCTCCATGTACTACAATACCTGAAATAGAATCTTGGTCTGTTCTATTATTTGAACTATTAACATAAGCGTTTTCTGCTCCAAAAGACCCTGTTGCAGGAGCAGGACTACTTGACCTAATTTCACAAGTTTCTATAACACTGCTGTTATCATTAGTAATTGATGATGAACAAGCATAATTTGCATTACCCATATCGTTGTTTATTGATACTGTATATCGCCCTGTTGCTGTGTCAGTCAAAGAAGACACATTAAAGCTATCTAATATAGACGCACCATCAGCAGCTTTTTTTATCCAAACTTTACCACTTCCTTGCGATACAGTCTCTAATGCTACACTATTATTACTACTTGCATCTGTTAATGTGTTTACTCTTAATATACTAGCCATTATGCGAGGTCTCCTGTGACCATTATACTGTGTGCTTCATCCACTAAAGTACC